AAAGGTACTTTAACTGACTATCGCTTTCAACGATGTAAAACATAACTTCTTATTCATAACCTTTATTAATATACGAATTATTTTCTAACGATCAAACTCTGTAAAGATTTTATCCATAGGATAGAGCTTTTTTAGGTCTTGCCTTTCTGTTATATCCGGCACTGTGTAGATTTCTCCAGTCTTAGTTAGACTGTAAGATCCGTTATATTCTCTTCCTTGACGGTCTTTAAATTCTCCGCCGGTTGTATAACCTACACTAAAAAATGTATTGTCTTTTACCACTATATCAAAGAGTTCTGGTGTGTGAGTTTTATGTTTTAGTAGGGTTAAATAATTTCTGTAATTAGATCCTATCTGAAGATAGCCTCCTACAGTTTGAGATGATTTAGGAAATGTACTATCCCACTCAACAGTAGTAAACTTATAATCTCGACTATCCCTAACTGCACGGTATTGTCCAAATGTAATTTCAAAAATCTCCTTAGTAGGAATAAATCTTGCAAAATAACGTGTATAGACTGTTCCGTCTGGCTTATTAGTTATTACTGTAGGAGCTAGTAAGGGTTCATGTTCAGATACTGCTTCTTCGCGACCTCTTTGATTTTTTTTATCGTCGCGTTCTTTTTGAAAAGCTTTCTCTAGACTTTGTCTGTAGGGAGGTACGTACATTTTACGGAGTGTTTGAAGATGTAGGTGTAGTTAAGGTTGAAATTGATGCTGAGAATTTTGTAATACGTGAGTGAGAGCTATCTAAAGGATACTCCTTAAGTAGGTTAGAGTCTTTAGTAAATGTAAAATGCCAGTGTTCGTCTATAGAATGACCTTCGTACCATGACCAGCCGTAGTTGTATCCGTTCTTCATCACCCAGTATATAGCAAGGTCCCCGGCGGACCCGTTACGTGCTACATCAATAGCAGTTCCCCAACCGTGATTGGATGTTCCTGGGAATGCTGCTGCTGTTCCGCCGTTACTTCCGCTTTTTGCTCTTGTTGCGCCTCTTACTGCACTTGTATCGTTAAGACTACCGCCTGTTGCTACGTATAGATCCCAGTCAAAAATTTCGTTTTGTCTTTCGAATGTTCTGTAACCTCCTACAAGGTCGAGTGTAAGGCCTGCTGCATTTGCATCATCATACATCTCATCGAACTTAATTGCTGCTTCAGTAAGTAGTTTGTACCCTGCTTTAGTTCTAGTCAATTCACTATCATCTAAACGGCCGTTTTTTCCAGGTGCTCCAGTACCGCTGCCACCACCGCCAGGATTGTAAACCTGTATACGTTTAACTGCTTCTTCAAAATCAGTTTTTAAGTTGGTGAAGACGGGAGTATTCGGATGATCTTCGACGTTGAATATCTGAGTTTTTAACTTTGTAGTCCAGTTTGATTTATCTACTTGATGTTCAACTCCTGTAATTAAGAACCCTACACGTTGTGATGGATCTCCACCATAAGTGTTAGGTAATAAATCTTTGTTAATTACAAATGAATCCATTACTCGGAGATTTGAAATACCGTAAAGACTTAAATGAAGTTCAAACGGAATAATAAAGCTATAAGTAGATCTTTGTCCTACTCGGTTAAATTCTGTATCAGCACCAAAAAGAAATTTACAGTAGTTCTGATAAGATCCTATCATAGTCTCTACTGAATGTCTCGGTACTAAGCACTTTGCATAGAACATTCCTAAATGTGCAATAACACCTACTATCTTTTTACGGAGAGCTTCTTGTGCTTCTTTATAAGAATCAATATTAGATTCTTCTTTAGTTTCTTTGCTCTCTACATCGTACCTCTCTGTATAAATTAGATCGGTGATACCTCTGTTAATACCGTTAAATCCTGTTGCTTCATCTTGAGAAGTGTACGGGCTGTCTTGAGCAGAGATTGCTATCATTGAAGACATCTTAGGAGATAGTTGACTAATTAAGTTAACATCTCTTACAATACTATTTAGACCGAATATATTAATCTCAGCATTTGCTTTTAAATCAGCATAAGGAGTCTTTGAAAGACTTCTTCTATCGACTACATGGAATACAGCATCTTCTTCTGCGTACTGTAATTGGAAGTCGTTTTGACCGCCAGATACCTTGGCTACCCCGTCTAGTAAAGTCTCTATAAAATCGTACATAGGAGCTTTACCGTCTTTACTGATGTACTTATTTAATGTGTCTAGTATGTAGTTTATACTTAATTGAATATTTAATATAGTTGGACTATTTTCGATCGAAGAAGGTATGTTACCCGGGTCAAGTATTTCATGTATATTATGTGGAAGTATACATACCCTTGGATCCATGGATATATGATCGTCAAACGTTAAATACTCTGGTTGCTTACCTGTGTATGTAGTTTGAAATTCAAAAAAGTACTCGCTGTCTGAGCGTAGTATGTGATTGTTGAGTATCTCTAATAACACCCCTAGAGGTATATATACGTGATTTCTAATATCTAAAGCAGCTTCAGATACAAACCTCCCTCCTATCAAGCTTCTTAATTGATCTTGGATTCTTATAGGAGCACCGTTCTTAAATATTTTTTTAAGTACATTAGTATATTCCGGTAAATCTCTAAATCTAAAAGTCTGACTAAATGATTGACCTAGTAGGTTTGTAGAGAGGTATTCAGAAGTGTATTTTGCTTCTATTAGTACTCTTAAATAGAAATGAAGTTTTGATACATAGTCGTCGTTAGGATCGTGAATAACGTAGGTCTCACCGGTTTCATCAACTCCTGAAGCGTTAGTAGCAGGAGCGGGTGCTGCGCTTGAATCGTATCCGTTCCATTTCATCACCATAAATCTAGCAATACCTTCGGTGTGAACGTCATAAGTACGATCAGCCCTTCCTCTGAAGTTGGTTGCAGAGGGCAAGTATGCATCGTCCTTATATTCGCCATAAGTAGGTGGGAGCGGTACTTCTGGGATGCTGTTATATATTCCTGTTGTACTTTCATCTTTAACTACTGTACTAAACCATCTAAACGATTTATAAGTAGTAAGGTTGTTACTGAGGCGATAAGTATCAGCGTAGATTATATCTGATGCGTGTAATTCATGCCATTTTCTGTTCAAGTTTTCAGCTGTCTCATTCCAGGATCCACCTGTAGTATCATCTGTATCGAGTGTTAAACCTGTACCAGATTTATCTCCATTATTAGTAACTTGAAACTGCCATAAGGCTCCTGTGTTGCTTCCTTTTATAGCTGGTTCTTCTGATACGGCGGATACTAAGTTTCCTAATAAACCGTAAATCTGGAACATAGGGAAACGCGATGGATCGCTGCCAAATATACTTCTAATTTCATGAGTTTGTCGATAACCAGCGGCGCCACCAAAATGATGGCGGTCAATTGCACTTATAAGAGCATCAACTAACGCTTCTCTCTTTTTGAAAGGTATCTGAAAAGCAGCTCTACCGCCACCTGGTAGATTTAGGTCTGGTTGTTCGTTTTGACCGAAGCCGTTTTTTCCCGGGGGTCCTGAAGGCGGGTTTTTTTCTCCGTCAAAAAAGTCTACTAAAACGGGAAACTGAGTTTGAAGACTTATTTTATAGGCTTTCACCCCTACAAAGTCAGAATCTATATTATTAGGGGTGGGTAGTGGGGAGTACGAGAGTTTTGCGCTGTCATTTGAAGGTGTGGGACCGGGAGCATTTTCGTTGTGGTATATAGGGACTTCTTCATGTCCGTATCCTTGGAATCTATGAACTTCTTGAGTAGTGTCTACTACCTCTAAACTCTCTACAAGATCAGCAAAAGCGGCGACAACAGCATCAACATTTCCGTTATCTATACCCTTGTCAACAAATTCGGTCATAAAATGAGGTGCTGTTCCTGCATTTGTTCCTAAATGCTGTGCTTTGAGATAGTATTTTAATTTAGTCTCTCTCTTAGCTTCTGTGTCGTAATCATTACCTGATATAAACTCACCTCTTAGGTATTCAGCAATTTTCTTAAGAGAATTGTTTGCTTGGTAAGCCCAGTTTTTCATAAGATCTCCCAGGACTGGACCTATATCAGGTGGTGCGGTCTGAGCTGTGTCTTTATGCAGGGTTGGGAATATAAAACGGGTTCCTTGAGTTGCAACGTTGTTGTTTTGTGCTGCTTTTTTTAATTCTTCTTGCAACTCGTCGTTGATATCTGTTTGAGATAAGAAGAAGTTTGCTTTGTAAGATTCAATCAAATCCCCAGCAGTTACTAGAGAAGTACTACAGTCGTATCCTCCATCCTTTCTTAACTTCCAGCTGAAGTTTTTGATAGTACCTACAATAGCGTCGTATCCAAAATGGTTAGTTTTTTTCTTACTAAGGATTGCATTACGTAAGCTTTCCGCGGTATTATACTTATACAAATCTAACCCGAGGTCCATATCCTCAACTGTTGCTGTTCCGTCAGCTTTTACTCTAAGATTCTTACTATGTCCCCATTCTAGTAAAACCGTATAACCTGGTCTCATATACAACACCTCGAGAGCATCAATTTGCTCTTTAGACCAGCACTGAAAGTTCACAACTGCGGTTCTTAAAGATCCAAATCTATTATGAGAATGAATATTCATATTAGTAATACCGGGTCTTGGTCTGATGCCGAAATTACTAGTTACTTCGTATCCTGGGAGTACTCCGTCGTCTGGGGAGTATGATTGAAGTACATTAAAGTTTCCTTTATCGTCTTGAGAGTCTACTCTTGTATTTAATCCGAAGAGGATATTTCGTTTAGCTAGACTAAAACCAGGACCTGCTCCATACAGCTTAGCTTTTTCTTCATCTAACTTTACACCAGATTGCATTCTAATCCAAGGAGTAGATTGTTGCAATTGAATATAAGCTTGACGATTTGTAGAGTCTGTAGTGTCTCCGAAAACAGTCTGGAGGGCTTTTATCTTATCAGCTACCTGTTTGTCGATAGGTACCCCTAATTTATAATCAGCTCTGGTGTTTGCCATTATCTGTTCCTGTTTAAGCTTTCAAAAGCTTCTTTCACAACTCTGTAAGGAGGTACTCTTAATTGAATACCTGGTGTTATAAACAATGTGTCTCTTCTTACATTAGGATTAGCAGAAGCTAATATCCACCAATAGTCAGAAGAGCCGTAAAACTGTTGAGATAGTATATCAAATCTATCTCCAATAGTAGATATAATATAGTAATCTTCTTCCGAAGCAGCAACTTCTGGATAGATAGATGTACTTGTTACTCTCTTTTCATCTACTCTACGGAATGGTATGGTTCTATATCTACTCATTTACTTTTGTTATCTTATCTCCGTTACCTATGTACCTAAACTTATTGTAGCTTGAATTCACTACTTCGTCTAGTGTTTCTAGTGATGCCTGTGGAGTAGTTTCGTGAATTGGAGTAAACTGTAAGTTCAGAGATAATACCTGAGGCAGTACTAAGCTTCTATCAACAACAGTACCGTCATCAAGTGTTCTGGCAAATATTTCAGGACCTGCGGACCATGGTACATCATTCGAAACAGAAACTCCGATTGAGTTTATAACTCCAGGTGTCTTTAAATAATCGCCAATTTCTAAATAAGTTACAATACCGCTCGGTATACCAGTACCTCCTGTGTATTGTGGTGCTGTATGTGAGATTAACGAATTTACTTTATTGTATATAATAGGCTGCTCTTCTTTACTGAAGATAGGAATCTGTATCGGGAACGAAATAGTTCTAGTAAAGCCTGTATACACAAAAAACTGTTCCATCCTACCAACGTACTCGTTGGCATTCCACTTTGCGTTAAATGTATCTGAGATGTTCCCGATAAATCCTCTAAAGAGCTTAGTTCCCTCGTATGTTCCTTGGAAGTTATATTTAGCAAATAAAACCTTTACAAACAAGTCGCTAGTAGTATCTGTAGTTTCTCCGACATCTAATAAGTTGATCTGATCTGATTTTTTGGTACCTCCAAAGAATTTTTTACCTTCTCCTTTTACTATTATACTGCTGCCTTTTTTTGCAAATCGACCTGCTGTTGTAGGAGGGAGATCGTCTAAGTAATCAGGATTTGCTCTAAGATCTACATAACTGCCTTCAGTCTCGTAATTATGTTTATTGAGAGCACCTTCGAAAGCCTTTGATGCTGCTTTATTTTGCTCTCCATTAATCTGTAGTTCAGAGTACTTAGAGTTTCTGGATGAGTAAATAGTCTGTACTCCTCTACCGTTGATTATCTCAGGACTAGTTAAAGCGGTTGATGAACCTGTAGATCCATCTGTATAATAAAATGATGCTGGGCGTGGTAGGGTTAATCTTGCTCCTGATCCTTCTAAACCTGCTTGTGCTAGAGTTATGGCTGCTGCTCTACCAGTACTCACTACTGCATTAGATAACACTGCTGCTACTTGACCTAATAGTGTTTGAGCGTTAGATTCGTAGTTAGTCTTATTGTATGCCTGTAAAATAGCTTGATTAGAAATAAATCTTGCTCCAGGTGTGTCAGCTAACATTCTAGTTAAACGCAATACATCGTCTCCACGCCTGGTGATAGGATCGCTCAAAGAGTTGTATACAGGAGGGTCATTTATATCTTTTACAATATACGGCGCTCTAGTATTGAACTTGAGATCTTTTAATGTTGTCTTTAAATCTATTAACGGCATGTTTACGGTACTTTAGATTGAGCTAAACCCTGTTGAACGTTCATCTTATTTCCGTCAATATATAAGTCAGCTTCTTTTTCAGCTATCTCTCTAAGGTGTTTCTCCATCATTGAGTATTCGTCTAGTTTTCTAGCTTCTGCTTCTTCACGTGCTTTTTCAGATTTAGCTTCTCTTTCTTCTTGTTTTTTCTGATGAGCCATTAATAAGCTTCCTAAACCGCCTACTGCTGCACCTATGCCGGCTCCAATAGGTCCGAACATCATACCTATCATTGCTCCTTGACCTGCTCCTGATAGAGCGCTTCCTGCCATTTGCATACCTTCGTTATCAGATTGCTGCATTAAACCTCCTGCTAACATACCAATGCCGGCAAGTCCTGCGGTTCCACCGGCGGTAAGACCGCGACCTACAGTAACACCTCCTTTTGGTGCTCTTCCGCCACCTGGCATGAATTGACCGCCTTTATAAGTTGTACCTTTATTAAAGAATGCTCCACCAGCTCCAGCTCCTCTTGGTGCAAAGCCCATCATACCAGCTCCAGCTGCGCCAGGTGCTCCTGCCATCGATACGAACATCGGGGTTGCTGGTGTTGCTCCTCTTAATTTACTCGCTAACATCATCCCAGCTAAAGATGCAATACCTACACCACTTGTAGCAAATCCTATAATAGTTTTTAAGAATTTACTTTCTGATAAACCTGTAATAGCGTTAACTAGTTTATTAAAGGTAGGTTCAAAATCTTCAAAGAAATCCACGAATGCGCTTTTTAACTTACCTACAGCATCTTGGAATCTTTTAGCAATATCTTGTTGCTGCTGTAGCTTTAATAAAGCGTCTTGTTCTGATTCAGCTTCACCGTCTTCTACCATTCTTCTAATTTCTGAGGCTTGTTCTGCTGTTAAGTCTCTAGCTTCTTCTCCTAAACTATTTAAGAGCTCTTGCTTTAATAGCATCTCAGACATTGCATCAGAAGATAACCCGAAGGCTTGTGCCATGGATTCACGCTGGATAACGTTCATTCCTTCAAACTCTGCTAAGGTACCTACCTGGCTGGCTAATTCTTTAGCTAATGCTAAATCATCTCCTCTTAATGCTGCAGATCGAGCTCTTTCTAGATTAAGCTCTTTACCGGTTAGTACTTCAGCTTCTAATTCTTTCTGAATAGAGCCTTCGAAATCTAATAAAGAACTTGCTATACCGCGCAATTGGTCAAAAGATACCCCTAACTTCTCAGTAGCTACAATAGCTTCACCGATTGCTTCAGGATTTCTTCTTAGATTTAGTAGAGTTGTTGCTGATAAGTTTTTTACTTTCTCTAATGCTGTACCCGTTGAAATAAAGAGACTGTTATTTTTACCAGCTTGAGATACGCTCTCTGCTAAATTACCAGCAAAGTCTTTAGTGCTCTGTCCTGTTGTTCTTGCTAAAGTTTCTAATTTAGCAGCTGCTTCAACAGATACTCCCATGTACTCGGTAGTAAGTATAAAGTTCTCTAATGTTTCTCCGCTAAATTCAACTGTGGTACCTAATGCTTGGTTGAGCTGTCCGTTAGCGGCAATAAGTTTTTCTGTAGTTATTCTAGAATCTTCACTGGCTGTAGCAAATTGATCAAATCTTTCAGCAACACCTCTTGCTGAATCTATCCCTAGTCCTAATTGTTTGTTTAAATCACCTGCTCTTTTACTACCAGCAATTAATGCTCCAACGATAGCAGTACCGATGGTAAGAGCGATTTGCTTAGATAGAGCGAGAGTACCTGCCATTTTAGCTTGAAAAGGACTAGCACCATCTTCTGTTGCTTTTCTTGCTGCTCCTGCGGCTCTTTCAAATGCTGGAGCTATTTGGTTTCCTATCAATGGGATCTTACCAAGAATCTTCGCCATTTTCTCAAACCCTTCGCCTGCGTCAACTATCTTTTGAGCTTGATCGGCGATTGCTTCCATGCCGGTGGCAGATGATTTGATAGTTTCTTCTGTGGCTAGTAGACCTTCTAAAGCAACAATAATATCGTCTTTATAGGCACCAGAAGCATTCTTAACTTTTTCCATTAAGATCGCTCGCTCTACATCAATTCTCAGTAATTGCTGATTGAGATTTTTGACTTCGGATTGAATTTTTTGCTGATTACGTTGCTGTTCTGTAGTTTTAGTAAGTTCTTTTGCTATATTTGTGAAGCTACTTTCTGTAGATTTAACTATATCTCGAGTACCTTTAATATTTGCAGCGTACTTTGATGTAAGAGAAGATAATGCTAGATTTACTTCATTTAAAGCATTAGCAGCTTCGGCAGCTTGTTTTGCTGCTGCGCTTGGATCTACATTACCGAATTTTTTATTGTTATCGCCTTCAGCCATATTGCAGTTATACTATAGTAATAAATAGGTTCCTACTGTTTTTTAGAGACAGTAGTTGTATAACTTGCTTTACGTACCGACTCAGGTACTTGTATACTATTTGTATTCTCTAGAGTAGCGTCTTCTATACCTGCTGATTTCTTAGAAGCTTTCTGTTGAGCTTCGTATTCTTCAGTAATCTGTTGTTCGATAGTCTTGGAAGTAAACTTTCTTAACCAGATAGGCATATTGTAAACAGTCTCCCAAGTAAACCCTCCTCTACCGTAGAAAACGATGTCGTGAATTTGTCTGAAGATTAATTGTCTATACTCAAGCGTCAGGCCAAAAAAAGTTAATCCCGATCGGCAGAGCAGCCTCCCTGTCTACTCCGTCTACATCTTCATAAGTCACCGTTAGATCGATATCAGGTGATACTCTTACATACTCTTCTCTTAAAGCTCTAGCATCTTTTGCTAATAATCCATAATCAACAAACTCTCTGATATCCTTTTTTTCTGAGGATCCATTGATAGAAGTGATCATGTGTTTTAATCGAGTAGTAGCTTCTGTGATGTTGTCTTTATTAATCTTTTGAAGACCTTTTACCTCTTGTTCGATCTTTTTCTCATCGCCGTGAGTAAGTAGTTTAAATGTTACTACATTATCTGTGGAGGGTAATTGGAATGTAAACTCGTTCTGACCTCTAGTATATAAAGATTCGTCTACTTCTTTGTTTTCGAATAGAGATAAATCTACAGACTGTAAGCCGTTTCCTAGATTAAACTCGTAATCTTTACCGTAAGATAAAATACGGGCAGCAATCATAATTGCATTCTTGTCTCCTACCAAAAGATCATCGTAGCTGATATCAGATGTAATCAGAGATTGTAATAGCTTATCAATAACCGTACCTTTCTTAATATAGTTCTGATTGGTAAGTATATCTTCTTCTCTTGCGGTCATGTATTTCATCTCCACAGTACCGTTGGCTAGTGGGTGATCCTCTGGGTAGATTAATCCTTTGGATGGTAATTCTACTGTTTCAGTAGGTAGTTTGAATTTTGATTCCATATACTTAATTAGGTGTAACTCAATTTATATATAAATATATGAAAAAAGAAAACCCGAACCAACTAAGATCCGGGTTTTTTTATTGCTTGACAGGGCGAGGTTTATTCTTTACTCGGTAGTGGCGGTGGAGCTGGCTTACCTTTCTTCTTAGACATCACCATTGTATTAAATTGATTAACGTAATACCCTTTATCGGCGTCTGCTAGCTTTTTGTTTTGCAGAACGTAGCTTGCTAAAGCTTGTGAAGCTTTTGTAGCTGTTGAATCGTTACCTGTACCGAAATCTTTAAAACTTGATTTTGGATCGTTTACGTATGCTTTTACTGCATCAATAACGTTTGGAGGTAGTGGTGGAGGTGTTGGAAGATTCTTTTGTGCTTTAAGAGCATTAGTAAACTTAGGAGCACCAATAGGTCCTTTAACTATCTTTACAGAAGATCCGTCTATCGTTGTGCCTTCTTCAACTGCTTCTTCACCTTCTTCAACTTCTGCTTCTGGCATGTAAGTCTCTTTGTAGGTTTCTTTCAACTCAGCAGCCATTTCGTAAAGACTTTCTCTGATCTCTTTAATGTTAGACATCTTAGTTTCGTCTAACATCTCTTTAAATACGGCATTCTCTTCTAGTTCGTTGATTCTACCGTCGTAAGCTTCAAGAATCTCAGCAACAACTTCCATTTTCATTTCCATCGCTGCTCTATTGCAACGTGCTTCGATGATCTCGTAAACAGCGTCAGCGTTTTCTCCTTTAAGAGCTTCAGTTACATATTCTGCAACCATCTCTTCCATTGTTTCACCTTCCATCGGTGCTTCTACTTCCATAGGAGCGTCCATCTCTTGGATAGGTTGCTTGCTTTCTGCTAAGAATTTTCTTAGATCAAAATTATCCATAACTTAATTAGAAGTTTAGTACGCAATAATCCATTGCGAGTGTAAGAGTTATTTCTACTGCGGTGTCCGTAGACCAGTTATATTGTCCGAAGTTGGAATTCTGAATGAATGCACCTTTTATAATCCACTCACCTACAACATCTCCTACTGGGCCGAGCATGTTTAAAGTTACATCTTTTTTGTAGAAATCTGAATAACCAGCTCTACCGGTTACTGATTCGTAAGATAAACGAGCCCATTCCATCACTGCTTGAGCACCTGAAGGTGTTACTGGGTCGTATAAGTTAAGGGTCATGTTCTGCCACTCTCTCTTACCGCGTAATTTTCTGTAACTGTTGATATGATCAAGCTTGATTACGTTGTCGGTAAATTGTGGTGATTGCACTCCTTTAACCAAGTATGATGGAATTCCATCAATATACATGACAAACCTGTTCTGTACCTTTGGTTCAAAGGCAGTGAACATGATTTCATTTGGATCTAATGTAGGCATCGTGTATTTATTTTACTTTATTATAAATAGGTCTCTCTAAATTTATGCATTAAATGCAGCTCCTGTTGGTTCTACAACGAAGTCTAATACGATGAATTCAGCAGTTTTAGTTGGTTGGATAAAGATCTGACCTACTAATTGGTTTCTGTCGATAACATCTGCAGTGTTGTTTGTATCGTCCATCGTTACTCTGAATGCGTAAAGACCTTGTCTCTGGATTACATTCTCTAAGTAAGGGTTAACAGTTGATAAGAATCTGTTTCTTGTAGCAATTGTATTTTGTTCGAATACCAAGTTATTTGCTTGAGCACCGATGAATCTCTTCAAGTTGATCAACAATCTTCTAACGTTTACTCTGTCTAAAGCAGAAGCTTTAGTTTGTAATGTTTTCTGACCGTAAGCAACAACACCTGAACCTGGGAAGGTAGCTAGTGGGTTTACTTTGCCGCTGTAAAGAGTATCTCTATCGGTTCTAGAAAGCTTTCTTTCTGCTCTAATTACTCCAGGAATACCTCCTCTAATAAGACCTGCAGGTGCAAACCATTCTGCTGATACTGCATCGTTGAAGGCTAATACACCTCCTATTACAGAAGAAGCAGGAGCCCATACCTGACGTCCTAGACCTTGAGCTTGTACTTTAACCCATGGCCAGTAACCAGCTGCAAATGAACTAT